TCGCCACCAGAACCCCAAGACCCGGTGCCGCGCTCAGTCAGCGCACGCCAGGCCAAGCGCGCCTTGCTCGATGCCGGTGTGACCGACGCCGATGTCGAGGCCGTGCTGTCCGACTTGCCCGAGCCGCTGCGCAGCCAGGCGCGAATCGACTGGCGCGAGTCGACCGAGTTCCGCCGCGGCAATCCCACTCTGATGGCGCTGGCCCCGTTACTCGGCATCACCGAGCCCGAGGTCGACGCCATGTTTCTTGCCGCATCCAGATACTGACCATCGCGGCCCGGCCGCACAACCGAGCGCGAGCGCTCACCGAAGGAGCCCCACCATGGACCCACGCACCATCAGCGACCCGGCCGACAACATCCCCGTCGTCATGCGCCCGATTGATCTGACGCCCGGCACGCCGGACGCACTGCGCGCGGCGCAGCACATCGCCGCCTACGATGCGACGCTGTTCCAAGGCCTGGACGCGCAGATGCGCGAGGCCAGCATTGGCACGCGGATCGAATGGGCGACGGTGGCGGTCGAGGTCGTCGTCAACGGCGGCGCGACGGGCGTGCTGTGCGCCGACCGAGACCGTGACGATGGGACCAAGCTGATCGTCTGGGCGAACACATTGCCAACCTGGGCCGGCGAACGGCTCGCCGACGCGGCGATGCAGTACGCGCGCGACGCGGCGGCCGAGCAGGGCGGCACGCTGGCCACGCGCGCCACGCGGGTTGTCGTCGACTACACCGCGGTCTGATTGCCTCGGGGCCGGCCGTGAACGAACGCGCCGAAAGCGACGTGCCCATCCCGATGGACTCTGGCGCGGTGCCGTTGGACTGCCCGGGTGTGGACAACTGTCCACCGTCGAGTCATCTGCATGTCCGGGTGGCGCGCCTGCAGGAGAGCGTCGAGGCGCTGTCGGCCACCCAGCTCCGGCAGGCCGATGAACTGCGGGGCATTGCGGCCGGGCACATCTATCTTGCCGACCAGATCACAGAACTGGGGGCCAAGGTCGGAGCGCAGGCCGGAGCGTCGAAGGTGTTGGCCGATGGCCTGGACGCCAACACCAGGATGACGCGCGAGGTGCTGGACATGACCAAGGGCATCAGCGACATCCTGGCCGCTGGGCGGGTCGCTGGCCATGCAGTGACGTGGGTCGGGTCGTTCGCCAAGCCGCTGGCCTGGCTGCTGCTGTCCGGAGCGGCGGCGCTGTCGCTGGTCCGTGGCTACGCGGTCGAGGTGTGGCACGGCTTCGTCGACGTGGTGCAGATGGTGGTGCCCAAGAAATGACCCTGCCGGACCCGTCCCTGCCGTGGCCGATCTGCATGGCCGCCGTCGCGCTGATCGCCGAATCTGAAACGCTGCGCCTGCGCGCCTACCGCTGCCCGGCCGGCGTGCCAACGATCGGTTGGGGCGAGACCCACGGCGTGCGCATGGGCAACTCGTGCACGCAGCAGCAGGCCGATCAGTGGCTGCTTGAGTCGCTGACCACGCTGGCCGGAGACGTGCGCGCAGCGTGCACCACGGCGCCGAGCGCCAACGAACTCGGCGCGCTGTGCAGCCTGGCCTACAACATCGGGATCGAAGCGCTGCGATCGTCAACGGCCCTGCGGCTGCACAACCGCGGCGACCATCAAGCGGCCAGCCGCGCGATCTGCCTGTGGGACAAGGCTCGGGTCGACGGCGTGCTGACGGCGCTGCCCGGCCTGACGGCCCGCCGGGCGCGCGAGCAGGCGCTGTACCTCACGCCAGACGAAGCATCTGCAGCACCGATGCCGCAGGCCGTGGCCGCTGAATCGTCGATGGCAGCCAGCCCGATCGTGCAGGGCGGCGCAGCGACGACGGTCGGCGGCGGCGCGCTGGTGGCGCTGCAGTCGTTCCGCGACGACGCGTCAGCGGTCGGCGAGTGGCTGCGGTGGGGCAAGACTTTCGCGGCCGACGTGTTCGGCGTGCCGCCCGAAATGATCCTGCCGGCCGTGCTGGTGGTGGCCGGCATCGTGGTGGTTCGGTGGAGGCTGGCGCAAAGGGCGCAGGGATGGGTCTGATCCTGTCTCCGCTGCTTGCCGTGCTGCGCAAGGTGCCGATCTGGCTGTGGGTGGTGCTGGCAGCGCTGGTGTGGGGCGGCATCCAGCACCGACGCGCAACCGCCGCCGGCGAAACGCTGCGCCAAGCGCAGGCCGCCGCCGCGGCCGACGAAGCGCAGGCCCTGCGCGCATCCATCGCTGAGACCCAGCGCCGCGCCCAGCGGCAAGAGGAGGTTGCCCATGACGCCGAGACTCGTCTCGCTGATGCGGCGCGCGCTGCTGTTGTTGCTCGGGCTGACGCTGGCCGGGTGCGCAACGCCTTTGCTGCCTACGCGGCAAGCGCCGCCGCCGCTGGTGCCAGCGCTGCCGGCGGTGGCGCGGCAGCCGACTCTGCCCTCGGTCTGTGCGCCGAGCTGCTCGGGCGCGCTGTCGATCGAGCTGCGGTCCTGGCCGATCTTGCCGACCGATCCCGCGCCGCCGGGCAGGCCTGCGAAGCCAGTTACGACGCTTTGAGGGTGACCCCGTGACATCCGGCCTACCGGTCGACCTGGCGCTGCCGCCCGAGCCGCTGCAGCCGAGCCGATGGGCCGTGGTGTGGTGGGTAGACGGGCAGCGGCAAGAGGCGTTTTTCCGCGACCAACCTGGGGCAGACGCCTACGCGTACAAGCACCACGGCCAGGTGGTGCCACTGGCAAACCTGGTACCGTGGCCGGCGCGGCCGGACTGAAGGTTGAGGATGGCGGGACTCGAACCCGCGCCGACTTTCGTCACCGCCGCCGCGGCCCCAGGCTCTGACCAACTGAGCTACACCCTCACGACTGCCATCGGTTTCGGCCCGGTCTGGGCCTCTCCGTCCTTACATACCTCGCAACAGGTGGCCAGATCGGGCGATTTGCGCTGCCCGGCCCGATGGCATGCGTGAAAACGTGCGCAGATTGTGCCGCACTTGGCCCCGGCTGTGCCGACCTGTACCGCCGTTGTACCGTGATCACCCGGTTTTCGGCCTCTTGCGCGCGCGCACGTCGTTGATTTGCAGCACCTGAGCACCCCGGGATCGGCTTGTGATTCTGGTCGTCGTGGGTTCGAGTCCCATCAGCCACCCCACCCTATGAGAATCGGCCTCTTTGGAGGCCTTTTTCTTGGCTGTATCGTGCGGCATTTGTACCGTATTTGTACCAGGGCCGATGTTGCCGGCCCATGCTGCGACGTGGCTCGGTGCGAGGTGCGCGTACCGCTGCAGCATGTCGGCCGATGCCCACCCGCCCAGCTCTTGCAGGGCGCTGTCCGGCGTGCCGGCCATCCTGTGCCAGCTCGCCCAGGTGTGCCGCAAGTCGTGCCAGCGCAGCGTCGGCAGCCCGGCCCGGATGCACGCCTTGCGCCAAGCGGCGCTGCTGGCCTTGCCGGTCGGCCTGTCCCAGACCTGCCGCGGCACTTCGGCCGGCGTGCGTTTCGTGGCCCAGCGCGGCGCCGGGAACACCCAGCGCTTGTGCATGCCTTGCTGGCGTTGCAGCGTGTCCATCGCGTCGGCGTTGAGCGGCACGCTGATCGCTTTGCCGGCCTTGGCCTCGTCGTGGTGGACCCAGGCGCAGGCGCGCGGTAGATCGACCTGCGACCATTGCAGCAAGCGCACGTTGCTCTCGCGCAGGCCGGTTGCCAGCGCAAAGCGGGCCATCGCGCGCAGATGGTCAGGCAACTCGGCCAGCAGCTGCAGGGCCTGCTCGTGCGTGATCCACGTCGTGCGGCCCTTCGGCTCGTGCAGCTTCGACACCGGCGGCGGCGCCGGTAACCACCCCAGCGACTGGGCGTGGCGCAGGATGCGCGACAGGTCGGACAGGTAGCGGTTGACGGTGGCTGGCGACAACAGGCGCGGCTTCGGCGGCTTCTCGCCGGCCTGTTTGGCCGCGGCGATCTGCGCTGCGTTGGACGGCTCGGCCTGGCGCTCGCTGCTCAAGCGGCGCACGACATCGGCCGTGATGCTGGCCAGTGGCTTGCCGACCAACCGGGCCGACAGCCAACGCAGGTTGCGCTTAGCCTCCTCGATGCTGCGCAGGTGCTGATGCTCATCCAGCCAAGACAGAACCGCCTCGTCCCATGTGCGCGACGGCGCCTCTCCTAGTCGCTGCTGCCGCCACTGATCGCGGTAAGCCGTGGCGGCCCACTCCTTCGCCGCGGCCTCGTCCGTGGTGCCAGCGCTGCGCTTAACGCGTCCGCCGCCCGGGGTGGAGAAGTCGACCCACCAGATGCCGCGTTTGCCTCGCCTGTAGACGCGCATGCCTGCTCCTCCGTCTGCTGCTGTCGATGGTACTGGGTGCGAATCCAGGCAATCAGATCGTCATCGACGAACAGCCATCCGCGGCCGACCTTGGTCGCCGGCAGGCCGCGCCGCTCGATCGCTTCGGTGATCGTGTCCGGGTGCGCCCGGAGCAGCCTGGCGGCGCGGTGGAGGTCAATGATGCGGGGCACGGTCAGGCCCCCGCGCTCCGCGGCGACTGCATCCTATGCATGTCGTCGGCCACGGCGTGCAGCAGCGCCTTGATCGCGGCGCGAGCGACGACGGCGCCGGACTGATTGACCGCGCGCCATGCGACCTTGCCGCGCACGGGATGCAGAGTCAGCACCGGCCCACCAGCCCCGCGCAGATCCAGCGTGCAGGCCGAGCGGAAGTCGGCATCTGTTCGCACCGGATCTCCGCGCGCCTGAGCCTCCGCGATGCGCCGGTCTGCACGGGCGTCTCTCGCGGCGGATGACATCGGTCTGTAGTGGCGTCGCATTGCTCAAAACTTGTGCAGGTTTTCGGGTGATGCTGTCTACAACACGTTCGGCTTCAATCCCACCGGTCAAGCCTGTAGTCCAGCGACCGCCCGGCGCTCCAGACGCGCACCGTGGCGTTCCACGGCTGGCCCTTCTGCAGCATCACGCCGGCCGCCGACTGATCGGCTGAGCCTTCCATCTGCGCGCCGTTGGAGTAGGCCTCCAGCACCGAACGCACGCCGTGGAATTCCGACTTGAGAATCTCCGGGAACAGGCAGGCGCTCGGCGTGCGCGAGTCCTTCGCGCCGTCAATCACGAACAGCACGCCGTGGCCTTGATGCTCATGGCCTCCGTTCCACATCGACGGCTTGAGCGCGACAGCGTTGACCTGGTGAAACTTGCCGCCAGTCAGGCCAAACTGCGCCGCAGTCGAGCCGCCATTCCAGAAGTACCACGACACCGGGTTGCGCGCGCCTTCGCTGTCCCATTGAAGGATCGGCGGGGCGTCGGGATTCACGGCTGTCACCAGCGAGGTGTAGCTACCGTGGCTAGGCGCTTGGAACTCGATTCGCTCCGCAGTCGGCAGCACCTCGCGCTGGAACTTCTCCCAGGTCATCGTCTGCGCCGGGATGCTCATGCTCGGCGCCGCGTCGCCATTCGATTTGAGGTGGCCGAACACGCCGCCGCTCGGCGCCTCGTCCTTCTTTGGCGCCGGCCGCCACAGCGCCTGTACTTCGTCCAGCCGCGCGAAACGGCGCGCCAGGGCGCCGGCCGCGCCGAGCTGCTGCATCACCTTCTCGGCCGCGGCAATGGCGCCAGCGCTGGGCGCCGCCTGCGGGCGCTGGTAGGCCAGCGGGTGCATCTTGGCCGCGAATGCCCGCGACACGTCGCCGAAGTCTTTGCCGGCCGCAATGTCCTCCAGCAGCGTGCCGATCATGCTGCTGCGCGGGTGGCAGAAGCCGGCCGGCGCCGTGGCGATGGCTCGCCACACGGCATTGGCCTTGCCGGCGCCGTGCGCAGCGGCGCGGGCCACATGCAGGCCGTGCAACCACTCCGCCTGCCCCAGCACCTTCTCGCTGCGGTACAGCGCGTCGGTCTTCAGCAGCGTCAGCGCGGTTTCCAAGTGCGGCTGCGTGAACTCGTTGAGCGCGTGCATCACGGTCTTGAAGTCTTCGCGCTTCTCGGCCATTGCTTGGCCCGCAGTCTGTGTGGCGCGCTTGAACACCATGCTCGCAGCCGGGCGCACGGCAAGGTGGTGCCACACGCCAGTTTCGGGCGTGCCCCACACCGCATCGGAAGACAAGAACACGCCAGTCACCTTCGCGCGGCGCACAGCCTTCGCCATCGCGGCCAGCGCCGGTCGGTAGGCTTCGGGCGCATCGTCTTCGTGCCAGATGGCCGACATCACCATACCGTCCTCTCCAACGGTCGCCAGGGCGCCAAAGCGCTCCACGAACTGCCGGCATGCGTGGCAGTTATGGTACTGCCGCTCGGTCGGGTCAGCAAAGCTGCCGAGGTACGCGCCCCACAGGTCTTCGGCGGCGGTCGTGAACAGCGGCTTCGCGCCATCGGCGCAGTTTGCCAGGAACCGCGCATTCACGCGGCCGAGGAAGGCGTCATAGTCGCCGTCGTGGTGGTTGCCTACTACGGCACCTTCCGATACTTGAGTGTTCATCGTCTCTCCATTCGTGCCGCACTTTGGCGGCGGGTTGAAATCATTGCGCTTCGGAACCAGAAGCCGAACAGTGCATTCGACCGGACTGCCTAACGGCAGCCGGTCAATTCCGCGTTAGAACTCAGCGGCTCCAACAGGGTCTTGAGGTGCTCCCATCGGGGGCGCAGGAACTCGATAACCGCGGGCTCGTCCGCGCGGCACACCTCAACCCTGGAGTAGCGATATAGGCCCTTGCGCTGGCCCATCCAGAAGATGAGCAAGTGCCCGTTTCGGTAGTTCACGTCGCCAGTGAACGGCCCCGCGCCCCAGTCGTCTCCCTCGCGCCAGTCCCACCGGAACACGAGGTTCATGTCCATGTCGGCGTCTTTGTAGCCATCGAAGAACGAGGCCCACGTCTTGTGCTCGTCGCACACCGACTCGGAACTGAAGTAGTTGCCTTCGTTGCAGTAGTACGGGTGATCCACTTCCCACAGGTGCATTGATTTCTCCACCAGAGTTCTAACTAGTCGCTCAAGGCGACCTCCTACGGGTCTGCGGCCCTACGTCGGCACCTTAGCTCCAGCGTTAGGCCTTCACAACCCACGACGCATACTCGGCGTCGGTCATGCCCATGTACTGCGCCAGCGTTTGGCCCATTCCATGGCCGGCATGCCACTTCTCGGCCAGCAGCAGAGTCCACCGCTCGCGCTCTGCGTCCAACATGCCCAGCACATGCACGCATTGCAGTTTTGTCAGCCCAATGCCGCGCAACTCTGCATAGTTCTTTTGGTACTCTGAGTCGTTCATTCTTTGCCCTCTTTGCCTGGGTCACAGTAGCCACCATGGCCTAACAGGCGGTTGCAGGCGAGCCCTTCGGGCCGCCTGAACCTAGTCGTTAGCCGTCAGGCCCACTACGCCGGCTCGTAGGTAGCCGCGAAGATGTCTGGCTTGCAAGGGTACAGTTCTCCCTTGACGCCCTGGATGATCCAGTCGCCAACATCGGCGCGCATTTCGCCTTCCAAAGTTCCAATGGATAGGCCGCCGCCGTCCAAAGCCTTGACGCTGCCGCTGACCATTGCGTTCACAAGCCACATAGGCGGCAATTGGCGCGTTTGGCCGTCGTCGGGGTGCACCTCAAAGGCTTCGATCACAACTGGCTTTTTGCGGAATTTCATGCTTGTCCTTTGTTCGCGCGGCCTGGGCCACGCTACGGTTACGCCGGCTAACTATGTGGTCAACCGGAGCGCCGCCGGCAGTGGAGCGCTCCGGGTCTTAGGCTTGGCGCCCGGTTACCACTACGTTAGGCCCCGATCAACCGGGCGCGATTCGCGGCGCGCAGCCGATAGTTTTCGCGGTCCAGTTCTTCGATGTAGCCTTTTGCCTCCAACAGGTCGGCTTCCAGCAAGCTAACGCACTTTCCGTCCACGGTGCGCCGGTTCCACCGCTCGGCCAAGATTGGCTTCGGGTCTTCCATGCACGCGAACATCAGGTTCGTGGTCAGGCCGCACAGCGCATTCGTGCAGTGCACAAAGTACGCGCCTTCGTCGTCTCCAGTGGCGACGCCAAAAGCAGCCGCACTGCCGCAGCACGGGCAGGGGCCTAACAGGTCGGTCAACCGGACTTCGGCCGGCTCTGCAGTTGTCATTCGATGCTCCTTGCGGCCTCAGCCGGTTACCTTGGCGTTAGGCCACACCATCGCGCAGCCGCTTGAAGTGCTCGGCCACCTCGGCGCCGGTCAGGATCACCGCGCTCGGCGGCGCCAGCATCGCACGCAGCTCGCGCACTTCGGCGCTCAGTTCGGCCAGGCGGGCGGCAATCACGCCTTCGCTCTGCGTCATCGCGTGCCCAGCGCCCATGATCGCGCCCCGGTGCTGCGGCATCTGCTCCAGCAGTTCGCGGGGAATCGTGCCTTGTTGGCCGGCGGCCATCTGTCCAGGTGTTGGCATTCCATCTTCCTTTCGCTTCGGCCACACGGGGCCTAACATGGCGCTCAACCGGAGCGCCCACGGCATTCGTTCGCTTCGGCTACCGTTGCGCGGGGCGCCCGGTTAGCTCCACGTTCGGCTTTAATGCGCACCGGTGCTGCCGTCGCCTGTCAGCGTGGGCGCGCTCTTCTCGAACGCGGCCAGCATCTGCCGCGCAAAGTTCAGCGCCTGCACATGCCCAAAGTCCGCGACCATTGCGCCCCATGCTGCCATCGTGAACCCGCCGTAAAGCTGACCCAGCGCCACAGGCGGCAGTTCACGCCCAACCTTGCCCACGGCCGGCAGGCACATGCGCTCCCAGATCTGGCCGCCAATCTCGGTCGGCGTGCCGCTGAACTTCAGCATGCTGTCCGGCGCCTTGTTGAGGTGCTTCACGTCTGTCCTTTCTGTTGCGTCTGCCGCCAGCCGAACTGGCGGTTCGAACGGACTGCCTTCGGCAGTCCTGGGTTACTCGTTGCGCTCGGCGGGCAGCCGTTCAACCCTGGCGTTGTGCCGCAGCGCATCGTCCACCTCTCGCGCAAATCGGGCACGGGCAATGCTGTCTTCGGCCAGCCCGGTGGGGTCGTCCGGCATCAGCACATACTCTCCGTGCTGCGCGATCCGAACGCACTGCCACACATGGCGCCAGCGGGCCGCGTCACGCTCCATCGCATCGTGCTCGGCTTTGGCCTTCTCCATCCGCGCCAGAACGTCGTTCACCCGCTGCACGCCGGCCTGGTGCTCGGCCTCTTGCTCATCGGTGGCCATGCGATCAAAGCCCGGAAGGCTCAGCGCCCACGCCAGGTTGTGCATTTCTTCGGCCGCCTCGTCCAGCAGGTCCGCAATGTCCGCGGCGCCCTCGTTGCGGCAAAGGTCCGCCTCATCACGCAAGCGCGCCACCAGCGGCACAACTTGGCGGTCAACCGGAGCTTCGCCGGCAGCATCAGTGGTCATCGTTGCACTCCTGGGCTCAGCCCGGTTACCTCTACGTTGGGCGTCTTCAGGCGGGCCAAGGCCGCTCGGTCGCGCCAGGCCGCCCACAGGCGCCGAGTCATCATTGCCTGCGGGTCAGGCCATCCGCCTTGCTCGCCGTCGCTGAGGTATTCGGTCCCCGTCCACGTTGCGCACAGCGCCCAGCAGTGACCGCGCATCCATGCCTCAAAGGCAAGTCGCTCACCTTTGTGCGGCGGCCCGCCGGCTGCTCCCATGGCGTGTGCGTCAGCTTCGCTTGGGGCGCCGTCGAGCCGCATGGCGCTGCACGTCTTGCACTCCGGCCTGCCTGCGCACTCAGTTAGACCGCACTCGCTTGCGCGCTCCGGGTAACGGCCGCCCAACACCGCATTCGAGCCGAGTGCTCCCGGCGTGGCATTTGTGGTCATCGATCCTCCGTTGCCGGAGTCACCGGCTCAATGCAACGTTGGATCACTCCACCTCAGCCGCCCGACGACTGCGGCGCTTGGTCTTCGGCGTCTCGTGGTCGGCGCTCGGCGTCTCGCTGGCGCTAGCTTCCGTCCCGCCATCGGCGCCTTCCGTCCCGGGGAATGGCCAGTTCTCTCCCGGCCCTGCGTCCGGCTGATCGCCCTCGCTATCAGGGTCTTCGGGATCCTCATCCGGCCCGCCATGCGCATCAGCGAACGCGTCGCCAGCGTCCAGCAGGTCGGCCTGGCTACCGCCATCTGGATGGTCGCGCTTGAAGGCCTCGGTCGTGCCGTCGATGGCATCGACCGGCGCTTCAGGCGCAGTGAGCGTGATCCAGATCGACTGTCCGTTGTGCATCGCCAGCGCACCGGCCCGCTCGGCGTCGATGTCGCTCGTGCCGCACCGCAGCTTGAGCACGATGCTGCCGCCCTGCTTGGCGTCGACCTTGAACTTGTCGACCTTGACGCCACCGAACTTCATCGGCGCGCTGTCGTCGATGCTGTCGTCGATCGTGAGCGTCCAGCCCTCGTGCACGGTCGTCAGCACGGCATGGTCGATGCTGTGGCAGCGCAAGACCGGAGTGCTGGGCTCGACGCCCGGCAGTTGCTCCTGGCCGTCAACGGCCTTGTACAGCGCATGGCGGATGTTGGGATCGATCTGGTCGAGAAGCGTGTTCGCGGCCTCGATCTCCAGTCCGATCGACAGGGCCGGAACACGGTCGTCGCCATGCGCTTCGGTGCGGTTCGTGACGCTGGCGACGTGCGCCTCGGTGAAGTCGTGCAACTGGAACATCGGGAGGGCTCCTGTGTCGTTGATCAGTAGGTGCCGTAGGGCTCGCCGCGTGCATCTGCCGCGGCGTTCGAACGACCCTCGTGGTAGGCATCGCGCGAATCGCGTTCGGCGTCGCTCATTTCGCGGGCGTGCTGTTGCTTGATGGCCTGCAGGTGAGCGAATGCTGCTCGCTGCTGGTCGGGAGTCGCTGTTCCTTCCGCCAGCGCGGCGAGCATTGCTTTGTAGTCGGCGTAGGTCATGGCGGCATCAATACGGAAGGTCGTCGCCATCGTCGTTGCCGCTGTGAGCCAATCGGCGCGACGGCTCAACAGCCTCAGTTCGCAGCTCATAGGCGGACACCGGGCGAGCCTGCAGCGTCCCTGCCAATCTCCGCGCAACGTCCTCGGTGGTCACCGTCATGCCGTAGATCGCTCCCTGTGTGAAGAACCGGGTGTATGTAGGAACGTCTCCAACGGATGGCACGTCGATGCGCAGGAAGTGCACGCCTCCGATCGCCTGATCGCTGAGCTTGCCGGCGAGTCGCTGGTGTCCAAACAACTCCAACAGGCCCCAGGCCTCGAAGCGTTCTACGGTCTTGTCGTCGTTCATACGGTCCTTTGGTTGCGTTGGTCGGATCAGTAGAGAGAAGGGCGGCCGTTACCGGCGCGCGGCGGGAATCAGCAGGGAGGAGGAGACATTGCCCGCTACGCTGGGATCGCCCTGGGAAGTGGTCAGGCGGCCAGGGTCGCGGGTTCAGTCTCGACGCAGGTTCCCGCGTCGATCCAGTGCGCTTCGACGTGCGTCGGCAACTGCGTCGGCTCGGCCTTCAGCGTCATGAAGAGCAGCACCGAATCGACCTCGCCGAGGTCCGCGAGAGTCGACAGCCAGCCGAGCAACTCGCTTCGGCCTCGCAGGTCCAGCACGTCGCCGCGGTCCAGCACCAGCAGCCGGCAGCCGGACAGGTGGGCGATGGCCTCCGCGAGCATTGCGTCGCAGCGCCAGCGCTCGGACTCACTCAGCAGCCGATAGTCACGATCTCCGGCCGTGATGCGCATGTCGCCGTGGATGCGGACCTGTTGCCAGCCGGTGTCGGTCGCGTGCTGTGCCAGCCGCTCTTCAATCGGCGCCAGCGCCTCGCGCAGCAGGTCGCCCGGGATGCCGCTGGGCGCGAGCTGGTCGGCGATGGCATCCCACGCCAGCACGTCGACGGCGTGCTGCGCGGCCTTGCGGGTCTTCTCGTCGGCAGCCTCGACTACGGCCTTGACGCTGCGCAGCTTGTCGGTTTCGGCGGCAGTGGCGGCGCGACTGGCCTTGAGCTTGTCGACCTGCTCGCGCGCTTCGACCAGCGCCGCGGCGTCGAAGACCTCATCCAGCTCGGCGGCGATGCGCTTGGCCTCGTCGTGCGCGGCCTGCGCGGCGGCCAAGTCGCGCTTGTCGTTGGCGACGGCGCGCTGCATCAGGTCGAGCTGCGCCTGCAGGTCGGGCAGCTTGGCGCGGGCTTCCTGGTCGCCGGCCTCGTCGGCGTCGATCGGGCCGTGATCCTGCTCGTACCATCCGAGCGCGCCGACGGCGTAGTTGTGCTGTTCGACGCCTTCCGGCGCAAACTGCAGCGCCCAGCGCAAGCCGACGGCAAGCTCGTGCACCAGACCTACCCGCGGCACAGCGCCGGCGGCAGCCGAAACCCGCGCCAGCTCTTGCTGCGCGGCCTGCATGCTTGCATCGTCGGTGTCCAGCTTGGTCCGCAGTCGCGTCAGCTTCGCCGCATGCTCCTGCAGCGCCGGCAGCTTCGCCCGCAGGCCCTGGCGGCGCTGTTCCTCGCCGGCCAGCTTGCCGATCTGCTCCTGCCACTTGCCGATCGCAACGTCGGCGTGCTGCAGCTCGGTCGCAAGCCGGGCAGCCGCGGCAGCATCGTAGGGCGGCACCGCGGCCTTCCAGGTCTTCGCCTTCTCGCTGCCGTAGGCCTCGCCGGTGATGGCCTTCCAGGCGCCGCGCGCCTCGGTCACCTTGCGCCGGGCCTCCGCCTCTGCGGCCTCAAAGCCGGAGCGCAGCAGCGGCACGATGCGGTCGACCCGGGCCTTGTCGAGCTGGCGGGCCAGCAGGAGGTGCGTGATCTCCTGCGCGTCGGTCTTCACCGACATCAACCGGAAGAGGAACGCTCGGCGCTCGTCGGCCGGCAGCCGAGAGAAGCGCTGACCGTCGAAAGCGAACTGCAACGCCGGATCGGCCTCGCGGCCCTTGTGGCCGTCGGTGATCTGGCCGCTGGCCTTGATCATCACCTGGTGCTCGTCGCCGTCGGAGTCGGTGACGCAGCAGACCGCGACCTGTGCGCCAGCGCGCACCAGTTGACCGGCTTCCTTCTTCAGGCTCACCCGGCCTAGGTCGGCGGTGAGGGCCAGGGCTACAGCGTCGCGCAGGCTTGACTTGCCCGCGCCGTTGGCGCCGCAGCACAGCACCACGGGCGCCAGATTTCGCAGGGTCACTGCGCGCAGGCCGAGGAAGTCGGCGATGTGGATGGAGTCGATGCGCATGGCGATCACTCCACGGCCGGGCCAGCGGCGGAACGCGTGCGGCGGGCGGCGGGCGGCTGGGCCGGCGGGGCTTCCGCCGACTCGCGCGCGGCGATGGCGGCTTGCTCTTCCGCGCTGGGCGCCCACTCGTCGGCCGGCGGCGGAGGCGGAGCAGTCGTGCGCGTGGTGGCCGCGGGAGGCGTTGGCGCTGCAGCACCTGCAGCACCTGCAGTCAGTTCGCCGGTTTCCTTGTCCGCGCCCGGGATCAGGCCCAGCGCCATCGCCGAGCGCTTGAACTGCTCCAGCCCTTGCGCGGCGGCGCCACCAAGGCCCGTCAGTTCGTCGTACGTGAGGCCTTCCAGGGCCGCGCGATCGATGGTGATGCCGTGCTTCGCAGCGTGTGCACCAGCGGCGGCGCGGCGCTGCTGGATGGTGGCCTCCTGCGTGGCGTTTCCCGCCTTCAAGCACCGAGCCTTGAAGTCCTGGATGACCGACTGCGGCAGCACCGACAGCACGCCATTGCGGAAGGCCTTGCTCTCGCAGATCACGTCATAGTGTGGGCGCTCGTACGTCGTGCCGTCGCGCTTCTTCTCGGTGCGGCTTTCCTTCTTGCGAACCTCGATGCTGTTGGCGGTCTTGATGTCGCTGACCTCCATGACGCATTCGTAGAAGTCGTCATCGTCGGCCAGCTCGTGCAGCACGCGCGTTTCGATCGACAGCGGCGTGAAGGTGCGGAAGATGAACAGCGATCCGCGCTTCTCAATGGTGGCCACGATGCGCGACTTGATGCCCTTGTACTGGCTGGCCAGCTCGCGCGCGCCGACCACGGACACGCCGGTGACGGCCTTGCCCTTGATGTCGAAGTTGTAGACGAAAGCGTTGCTCGCCGCGCCGTGCAGCAGTTCGTCTCGGATGAGCGCGTTGTCGCGCTCTTGCATGACGTGCCAGGCGTCGGGGTCGAATCGGCCGTAGTGCGGCTGCGCCAGCAGCGGGTTCAGCAGCGCCGCGGCGTCTGCGTTCTGTTGGCTGCGAAGCTGGGCGATGGTTGCTGTTGCCATGTGGTCAGTCTCCTGGTGATCGATGGTCAGCCGCGGTAGCGGCAGGTCGGATGTGCGGGGCAGAACTTCTCGCTGCAGAGCATCGAGCGGGCGTTGCCGTAGAAGGCGCCAGACTGGATCAGACGCGAGGCGTGCTCAAGCAGACCCGGTTCCTCGTCGGTGCCGATCAGCGCGGCACGCGCGTTGGGGACTTCGCCAGTCCCCACGCGTTGGCCCGCCGCCGTCTTGCCGGTGTTCATGCCGACGATCTGCGCATCTTCAGTGATCGGGATGCCCATCGCATGCTCTGCAAGCAGCTCGTACACGCCGAGCTGCACGCCATGGCCCTGGGTGACGGCCTTGCCGTCCACGCCGACGGCCCGGTCGCCGGTCTTCAGGTCCGCGATGCCGCAGCCGCGCGCTGTCTTGCGCACACGGTCTGTCGTGCCGGTGAGGGCGATTCCCAGCTCGGGCAGGTCCAGTCGCTCGCACTTGACCTCGACACCGAGGTAGTTCTGCTTCGGAGCGATGTCGGCGCAGTAGCGCGTGTGCAGCGAGAGGGCGATGCGCTCGGCGTCGTTGGGCGTGGTCTCTTCCCAGTCGACTTCCTCCTCCGGGTGGTGGATGGCGTCGACCAGCGCGCCGGCCGCGTCGTCGGCGGTGATCGGACTGCCGCCCGGAAGCCGCGACGAGTCGAAAGCGGCGGTGCCGGCGTGAACGGCGGTGCCGAGCTGCGCGGCAGCGGACCGCGGGCCGCGCAGGCCTTCGATGTACTTGGCGGCCCAGCGGGCAGGGCAGTCGAACAGCTCGGCGAGCGAGCTGGCGCGGATGAAGGTGACGGGTCGTTCGCTCACGGCCACACCCACGCAACCAGGTGCACCAACAGCAGCGGACCCATGATGGCCAGCAGCGCGCAGACCATCGCAGCGATTGCCGCATCCTCTGGCAACTGCTTGTCGACCTGGCCTACCTCGGTGGCAGCGTGCGCCGCTTCGGGCGCGGTGTCGGTTGTGCTCATGCCGTCCTCCGTGTCGTTGATGCCGGCCGCTGCAGCAGCGCGATCTGCACGCGGATCTCTTGTTCGCGCGCCCGGCACTCGCGCAGGTGCTCGCTGTCGTTGATGCCGTTGGCGCGGAAGTCGGCTTCGATGTCGACCATCCAGTGCCGCAGCTCCCACAGCTCAAAGTGCAGCCACGCGAGGCGCGGGCCGCGGGTGATCAGCAGAGCCAGCGCGGCGAAGATGCTTGCGATGGTGGCGGTCACGTTGGCGCTCCCTCGGGCTTGAGCATGCGCAGGTGCACGACATGCGGGCGTCCGAAGCTCATCGTCTCGCCGTAGTTCTTCAGCACCTTGGCCTCGTACGGGCACGCCGGCTGGCAGCACACGAACAGGCCGCCGGTCATCTCGTCGTTGATGGCGCCGGCCATGCTGATCTTTCCGCAGTCGCCGAAGCAGTGCTTTTCGGCTGCGGCTTTCTGCAGCGGCGCCATTGCGGCCACGCCAAAAACTTCCGTTGCGGTTGCGGTCATCGCTCAGTCCCCTGTCCACCGAACGCCCGGGTGCAGCCAGGACTGCACCTGCTCGTGCAGGAACACCGGGTCATAGTCGAACCACGGCCGCAGGGCCGCGATCTGCACGCCGCGCTGCTGCGCCCGCCGCCACATCTGCAGGTACTCGAAGTGCTTGCGGTAGCGCGGACGGATGTCGACCGGCATGGCGAGCAGCCGATCGGCGGGGAAGATCTCTGCGTGCATGACGCGCTTGCCGTCCGCGGCTTCGACCAGTGGCTCAGCCTCGGGCCGGGCCGTCGCCTCGATGACCGTCAGCAGTTCGCCCAGGTCGCCACCGGGGCGCTCGAACAGCGCGCAGACGATCCACTGAATCGGCACCGCCGCTTGCGCGGCCTGCTCGGCGTAGTGCGTGAGCGCCGCTGATTGTTCGGCGCTCATTCCAGCACCTCAATCGGAACGCCTTCGGAGTCCAGCACGTACCAGACATCGGCCTTGATGCCGTTGTCCCCAACCTTCGAGGAGAAGATGTGCTTCAGTTCTCCTTCTTCGGTTCGGTGCACCAGCACGATTGCGCCACCGATGGCCGCCTTCGATCGCGATGCAATACCAAGCGCAGCAGCAACCGCATGCGCACCGGTCGTGGCGGCGTTGGCCCAGTCGCCGGTCGTGGCGGCGTTGGCCCCTTCGCCGGTCGTGGCGGCGTTGGCCCCTTCGCCGGTCGTGGCGGCGTTGGCCCAGTCGCCGGTCGTGGCGGCGTTGGCCCAGTCGCCGGTCGTGGCGGCGTTGGCCCCTTCGCCGGTCGTGGCGGCGTTGGCCCTGTAGCCGGTCGTGGCGGCGTTGGCCCCTTCGCCGGTCGTGGCGGCGTTGGCCCAGTCGCCGGTCGTGGCGGCGTTGGCCCAGTCGCCGGTCGTGGCGGCGTTGGCCCCTTCGCCGGTCGTGGCGGCGTTGGCCCCTTCGCCGGTCGTGGCGGCGTTGGCCCCTTCGCCGGTCGTGGCGGCGGCATCAGCGCCGCCGTCCTTCGCCAGCTTCTCAATCGCTTCCGTGTTGCAGCCGCTGATAAGCACGGTCTGCTGCACAAGATCAGCGGTGTCCAGCTCGGCGAACACTCGCTCAAGCAGCCAGCCTAAGTCGTCGTACCGCTTGTCGGCATTCAGCGCCGCGTAGATCTCGGCGAACTGTCCGCCCTGTGGGTAGTGTTCGAGGAACCAGCGGTAGCCGTCGGTGCACGCGCTCCACGTCTTGAGGCGGTCCTTGGTGATTGCCAGCTTGAGGGCCAGCGCGGATTCTTTGTTGCCTGCCTGCTTCTCCGCTGTCGCTGCTGTCTCGGGCATCTGTCTCTCCTGCACGGTTGGGTGTAGGAGGACTATAGGCACTGCCGATTCGTCTGTCAACGGCATTGCCTATGGTCACTGTCTCTGTTGTGCCAAGAAAGCAAAAAGCCCGCGCTAGGCGGGCTTCTAGTTCAGACCGTGGGAGGCCTCAGTTCAGGACCGAATACCCGCGCCCGGCCAAACAGCGCTTGATGATTTCTTGTTGGGTGCCGATGCCGTCCGCAGCGCCCGCGGCAGCTCCCACGGCGGCCAGTTTAGGCGCTACCTCGTTGCGATAGCCGCGGGCGGTGAGCAGGGCGCCGACAACGCCAAACGTGACCGCGCCAATGACTGCGAACGCTGCCGCTCGCTCTTGACTTGCGGCAAACGACTGGCACGTTGCAAGGTCCGCTTCGAACGCGATCGGATCGCGCCCTTGCATGTCAACGAGCGGGATGTACTTGGCGCCAATGCCCAGCGTCGCGCACCCGGCCAAGCAGGTGGATACCGCAATACAGATGAGTCGCATCATCGCGGCAACGCGAGGTCGCGCTCGTATCCTGTGGCCGTTGCGTTGACCGTCACCAGCGCTAGGTCGGTGAAGAACAAGCCGCCTTCCGCTTGGCCGCGAGGCGCTTGAAGTGAATCAATGCATGTACGGCCTGACCCGTGAGTGACGCAGGTCTGACCGTTCGCGACGCTAACCCCCGTACCGGTGAGCGACGTTGTGATCGGTGGTGATGAAAGTTGCACGCGATCCACGGCGAATGTTGCGACGCTGTTCGCGGCCGGATACCCGTGCACTTGAGCGGGTGCTGTCGATAGGTATCGCAAGGCGACAGCAGTTGAATACGTCTCCAGCCCAACAACAGCACCTGCGCAGCCAGCAAGTGCAAAGTACTCGCTCTGCTGCTGCATGCTGGCGTCGTTGCCGCCGTTCGAGACGGTCAGCGTCACCGTGATTTTCTCTGCGCCAGAACAGAAGCTGTACTTGCCGGCGTACTTGGTCAACGGCCCGACAACCGTCGCTGTGCCGCCTTCTGAGCCCCCGCCGCCACAAGCCGCAAGCATCGCCGCGACACAAGCGGAAATCAGAGTCTTAAGCATCCGAGTCTCTCCCTCCGGGATGAAATTCTGCGCCTTAGAACAGTCCCCAGCTACCCCGGATGCACTGTACCCCCCTGAACCCGGCGGTATCTTTCCTCTGGCGTGTGGATGCGCAATCGAGTCTCGGAGATAGAGAGTAGAGGCGCCCCAAGTTCACGCGACTAGTTTTCGTTTGGTTTGACCGGGTTGTGGCAGTAGATTGGACGCTATGGCTTCTCCGGCTGCCCTGGTCCGGCGAGCTTCGTCTTGTAATTTCTCGATGACCGCCGCCTGAGTCGGCCCGGGCAGTTCGCGGAATGCGATGAGCAAGTCCAGTTCCGCCTTGGTGTATGGAAGACCCCAGTGGTCCGGGCCGACAACATCAGCAAACGCCGCAACGAGAAGAAGGTACTTCTCTTTCGCAATGCGACCAGTCTTCATCATCTCGCTGGCGCTCGGCTGCTTCATCCCAAGCGCGGTGGCAAGTGCGGTTGCCCCATAGCGCTCGAACCCCGGTATCCGCCTCTTCGCATCGAGCGCGACCTTGATCGCGTCTGCAAGTTGAGATCCTGAAAGCATCGCAGGATTCCAACAGGCAATGCCATTGATCGGCAATGCAGTTGCGTTTGTCATCGGCAATGCCTATGATGTGCGCATGAACCCAATTCAAGCCGCAGCCGCCGCAGTTGGTGGGCAGACTGCACTTGCTGCAGTCCTAGGCCTCAAACAGCCGACGATCAGCGAGTGGGCGCGCGGTGATCGACCAATTCCGCCAGATCGCTGCCCAGCCATTGAGCGCGCCACTGAGGGCAAATTCCAAGTCGAAGAACTCCGCCCCGACGTGCGATGGGTCCGCGTCCCGGACGCTGACTGGCCCCACCCCGACGGCCGCCCGTGCATCGACGTGGCCGCCCCCGCGCAGCAGGAGGCCGCGTGATGGCTGAAGCGACGTCGGCCCTGTCAGTCGCTGTTCATCTGTCCGGCCTTCAAAGCGGCGAACTTCGCGCGAGCTTCGGAATTGAGTCGCAGACCGAAGTGGGCGCAGAAGCGCTCGAACTCCGCCAGATCGAACGGCACTCGGACGACCGCAGCACCGTTCCTGGCGGCTATCTGTTCGCGCTGCTCGGCGCCAGCCTGCCAGTCGACATGCGCTGCTGGCAGCCGGTGGCCGTCTTCCATCCGGGCCTTGATCTGCGCGTACTGCTCGGCGGTGTACCAGCACTGCGCGGTGATGTGCTTGGTCGTCATGAGGTCCCCCACGCGTGAAGTTGCAGACGTAGGAATCCGCAGCGTAGCGCATGGGGCAAACCTCGTCGGCGATGGATTGCGGGAGGCCGCCTGTGCAGCGTAGGACCAAGCCCGTGCCCGAATACAAGGCGCGCAGGTTGGCGCGTGAGGCGAAAGCAGGGCATGCGATATGGCTTATGCCGTTGCTCAAGGCCACGGCAATTCAGCACGCGAAGGAGCCGCCGTGCGCATCGACGCGATGACCTATCCGGGCCGAAAGTGGCTGGTGTGGCATGTTCCTCGCGCGAGGGAGTTGCGCGATGTGCTCTGGATCGACGACCAGTCGCACACGTACTGCGTGATCGATCGCCCATTGCGGGTTATCGGAAGCGACATTGCGCGCCGCGTCGAGCAGGCCCGCAAGATCGTCATCAACTGCGACTCCGCGGTGGCTCTTGTCGACCCAATCGAAGGCGTGTCCGATGAGTCGATCACGGTCGCTGCTGGGCAGCCGATCGAGGCCTGAATGCGCCTCCTGACGAGTCTCCTCCTGCTGGCGTTCGCGCCAGCTTTGCCCGCCGTTCCGGTCACCCGGGCGGCGGGCTACTTCTCCAACTGACAGGCCAGGCGTCATGCGTCGCAGTCTCCGCATTCCGCCCGCCGCCGAGATGGCACGAGACGGCAACACGCGTTGCGGGGTCTCGCCATGAACCAACTCACCCTCAACTTTGAGCCGCGCGTGATCGACAGATTCCCTTCTCTGCGCGAGTACGTCGCGCACCGGTCGACCCAGGTCAGCAAGCCGCCGAAGGCTCAGGCCGCCGACATGGACCTGGCTCCGTCCACGTTGTCGCGCAAGCTGCGCCCGTCGCCCGACGACACGCAGCGCCTGAACTGCGACGACCTGGAGTCCTGGCTGCAGAGCACCGGTGACGCGGCGGCCGTGGTTGAGTATTTGGCCGCCAAGTTCCTGGACACGGACGAGGCGCGGCGGGCGCGCGCGGTGGCCAAACTCGAAGCCATCGTGCCCGAGCTGCTGGCGGCGCTGGCGGCTGCGAAGGGGCCGGCAGCATGAGAGACTACGCCTCGTACATCGACCGCAAACTCTCCCGCGTCGCGCCGACCGGGATCGCCGGCCGCGTCGACCTGCCCTCGTCGCTGTTCCCTCACCAGGCCGCGCTGACGGCATGGGCCATCAAGCGAGGCCGGGCCGCGATCTTCGCCGACACCGGGCTCGGCAAGATGCGGATGGAACTGGTCTGGGCGCAGCAGGTGCACCGCTACACGCAGCGGCCCATCATGATCCACACCCCGCTTGCCGTGGCCGCGCAACTGGCCGCCGAGGCATCGCTGATCGGCATCGATGCCAAGGTGTGCCGCGAGCCGTCCGACCTGATCGACGGCATCAACATCACGAACTATGACCGCCGGCACAAGTTCGATTCGTCGATCTTCGGTGGCGTGGTGCTGGACGAGTCCGGGTGCATCAAGCATCACGACACACGCACGTTCACCGATCTGACCGCAGCCTACGCTGACACGCCGTTCAAGCTGCCCGCGACCGCCACACCAGCGCCGAACGACTGGACCGAGCTGGGCACGCATGCCGAGTTCCTGGGCATCTGCACGCGGCAGGAGATGCTGGCCGAGTTCTTCTGCCACGACGGCGGCGACACGAGCGTCTGGCGCCTGAAGGGCCACGCACGCGAACTGTTCTGGCGCTGGGTCGCGTCCTGGGGCGCGATGATCCGCAAGCCGTCCGACCTGGGCTTCGACGACGGCGCGTACAACCTGCCGGCGCTGCACCTGCACGAGCATCAGGTCGACTACGAGCGCCCGCTGAACGGCATGCTGTTCGCGGCCGAGGCGCAGTCACTGAGCGAGCGCCGCGAGGCCCGGCGCGCATCGCTGGCCGATCGCGTGGCCGAGTGCGCTGCGCTGGTCAACGCCGAGCGCGATCAGCCGTGGGTCGTCTGGTGCGACCTGAACGCCGAAGGCGATGCGCTCACGTCGGCAATCGACGGTGCGGTGCAGGTGGCCGGCGCCGACGACATCGACACGAAAGAGCGCCGTTTGATGGACTTCGCGGCCGGTCGCATCCGCGTGCTTGTGAGCAAGCCGTCGATCGCCGGATGGGGCTGCAACTGGCAGCACTCGGCGCGCATGGCGTTCGTCGGCGTGACCGACAGCTACGAGGCGTTCTACCAGGCCGTGCGGCGCTGCTGGCGCTTCGGCCAGACGCGCGACGTGCATGTGCACATCTTCGCCAGCAAGGCCGAGGGCGCCATCGTTTCGAACCTCAAGCGCAAAGAGCGCGAGGCGGGCCAGATGGCCGCGAGCCTGAGCGCCGAAACGCGCGACGCCGTGCTGGCCGAAGTGACCGGCCTGACCCGAAAAACCAACGCGCACGACAGCCACAAGCGGGTGATCGTGCCGGCATTCTTGGAGGCAGCTTGAACTGCATCGAACAGGTCGTGAACGACCGCTATGCGCTCTACCACGGGGATGCCGTGGAAGTCTTGCGCGGGCTGCCCGCGGCATCGATCGGGTACTCGATTTTCAGTCCGCCATTCTGCAGCCTTTACGTTTACAGCAACAGCCCGCGCGACATGGGCAACGTGCGCAACGATGCGGAGTTCTTCGAGCACTTCGACTACCTGATCGCCGAGCTGCGCCGCGTGATGAAGCCCGGCCGCAACGTGAGCTTCCACTGCATGGACATGCCCAGCAGCAAGGAACGCGACGGCGTGATCGGGCTGAAGGACTTCCCGGGCGAGTTGATCCGGGCGTTCCAGAAACACGGGTTCATCTTCCACGCGCGTGCCACGATCTGGAAGGATCCGGTCACGGCGATGCAGCGCACCAAGGCGCTGGGCCTGCTGCACAAGAGCGTGCGCGAGAACGCGGCCATGTGCCGGCAGGGCATCCCGGACTACCTGATCACGATGCGCGCACCAGGCGAGTCGGAACGGGTGACGCACGGATCCGAGTACCCGGTCGATTTGTGGCAGCGCGTGGCAAGCCCGGTCTGGATGGACATCAATCCTTCGGACACGCTGCAATACATGAGCGCCCGCGAGCACGACGATGAGCGGCACATCGCGCCGCTGCAGCTTGAGGTCGTGCGCCGCGGCGTGATGCTGTGGACGAACCCGGGCGACATCGTTTTGAGCCCGTTCGGCGGCATCGGCAGCGAGCCAGCGGTTGCCGTCGAGATGGGCCGCTTTGCGATCGCCGTCGAGCTGAAGGCCAGCTACTACCGGCAGATGGTCGCCAACGTGGCGGCTGCGCAGAGCAAGACAGCAGACTTGTTCGCGGCGTGATTGTCATGACGCTTTGCCCGCTAAATCTGGCCGCGCGGGGCTTCGGGTCGCCGCAGTGTGCGGGGGCGGCTGGCGTGGCGTCGGTTGGATACCGCACATGAGCCAGTCCGATCTGCTTCGAGTCCGGTTCGCCCGCGTTCGCGCGCACTACCGGAAACAACTTGCGGAGATCATGGCGTCGCCTGAAGACTGGTTTGACGACGCCTACTCGTGGGATCACGAAGCTGGGATCACGCTTACACCAATCGAGCGCGCTCTGTGGCACGACATCAGGGCGGAAGGCGTGGTCATGTACCCGCAGTTCCCTGTCGGCAGATTCTTCGTCGACTTTGGGAATCCGGCGTGGAAGGTTGCCATTGAGTGCGACGGAGAACGCTGGCACCGAAACGCCGAGAAGGACGCTGAACGCCAGGCTGCAATCGAGTCAGCCGGGTGGGCCGTGTACCGCATTTCAGGCCGTGACTGCATGACCGACTTCGTTGAAGTTGAGGACGAACACGGTCACGAGTTCCTTCAAGCCGGAGCGGCGCGGAGCTTCATCAGAAACATCGCCGAGAGGCACCCATACATCGTGAGGTCGGTTTGGCGCGCGCCCGCAATCTGAAGCCCGGATTCTTCAAGAACGAAGACCTGGCCGAGTGCACTCCATGGGCCAGGCTCTGCTTTGCTGGTTTGTGGCTGTTGGCAGACCGTGAAGGTCGCCTTGAAGACCGGCCGAAGCGGATCAAGGGAGAGCTGTTCGCCTTCGATTCGATTGAGGTCGACCCGCTGCTCTCCGAACTGGCTCGAGGCGGATTCATCCTGCGCTACGAAGCCACGGATGGCCGAGGCTTGATCCAGGTGCTTCACTTCTCCAAGCACCAAAACCCCCACCATCGGGAGCCAGAAAGCGACTTGCCACCACCCAAAAGCCCAGGGCTTGACCATCATGCAACGACACCAAAGCCTGAGGCTAGCGATGCATGCAACGGCATAAAAGCCCTGGGCAAGCCCGGGGCAAGCCCGGGGCTTGACCCCCCAACACACGACTTGGCAAGGGGGTCTAGCCGTGCTGATTCCGGTAACTCTGATTCCGGAACACTGATTCCGGAAGAAAAGAAAGCGCGCAAGCGCGCTGCGCCCCTACCCAAGCCCGATGAAGTGCCCGAGCAGGTCTGGGCCGATTGGCTGCAACTGCGCAAGGCGAAGAAGGCCCCCGTGACGCTGACGGTGCTGCAGGGCGCAACGGCTGAAGCGGGCAAGGCTGGGTTGACGCTGGAGGCGTTTCTCCGGATCTGGTGTCGCCGCGGAACGCAGGGCCTTGAGGCCGCGTGGCTGAAGCCCGAAGAACGCGCCGCGCATCGCGTCAACGGCCACGATGAGCCCGACTGGCGCCGCGAGCAACGCGAACGCAACGAGGCATACCTCGGCCCAGCAGCCGCCCGGCGACACACCCAGACGACCATCGACATGGAGGCTGCAGATGGCACTGCCAAGCTCGTGGGTTGACCACCTATTTGCCCGGCTTTCTGTGCGCTACGGGGCGGCTTTCATGCGCCAGTGGCCGGACACCGATCCAGCCATCGTCAAATCCGACTGGGCGGATGTGCTGGACGGCTTCGAAGGCTCCGACATCGCCTACGCGCTGCGCTACCTGCCGGCGATGCCGATGAATGCGCTGCAGTTCCGCGACATCTGCCGTCGCGCGCCCAGGCGTGACCCGCCGCGACTTGAAGCGCCAGATGCCAGGCCGGATCCGGCCCGGCTACAGGCGCTGCTTGCGCGCATTTCCGACAAGCCGAAGGACATGACGCCGGCCGAACTCGTTGCCTCGAATCTGCGGGCGATCGAACAGCGACAAGGCGGCCTGACGTGTGTGCAGCGGGCGATGCTGGAGGCCTGCGAAACGCGAGGCGATGTGTCGGCGACCTTCATTGGCCCATTCACTCCCATCAATGCATCCGTGCTGCCGCCGGCAATGCGTCAGGAGCAGACCGCATGACTGCCCTTGACATCCTGCTGAGCAATGGCCCGATGCCGGCCGCAGATGTCGCTCGCGCGCTTGGCGTCTCGCTGGCTGAGGTCTATGCCTTCCTTGTGCACGCCGAGGCGATTGGTGATGTCGAGATCCGCTGCCCCGACTGCACGAACCAGAGCGCCGACCGATTGTGGGCGCCGACGCCGTTTGCAGTTCAGCAGGAGGCATTCGATGTCTTCTGACCCGAAGCCGTTGACGCCCGAGCAGCGCGAACTGTTCCGCCGCGCTGGCGAGGTCATCCTCGAAAACCACAGGCGTGGCCGCAAGGTGTCGCCCGAGGCCCTCGCGGATGCCAAGCGCTGGACCGCCTACCCGAAGCTGTTGCCGCACTCGCTGAGCAGCGGCGAACCTGTTCCCGACGAACAACTGCCGCCCGCTCTGCGCGGCGGTTCACTCGAGGTGTTCTGAGATGTCGAATCCGAAATGCCAGATCGTGCCCGGCGCAACGAAGGACCGGATCCTGCAGTTGGCGGCAACGCACCCGTGCGGGCTGCACTCCGACATCATTGCGATCACCGTGGACGCCAGCGCGCCGCTTGTGCGCAACCGGTGCACGGAGCTCGGCCGGGCCGGGATGCTGGCGTACGTCAACGACCCGTCAAAGGAGTCGCGCCGCCGGGTGCGCTGGTGCCTGCCGCGGGACATCGAGACCTGCAAGGCGGCCGTTCAGGCGTCCGGCGGCAACGGCCTGCGCGGCAAGAACGTGCCCGCGAAGCCAGAAAATCGGCCCGCAGGGGCGGGGATCGGCGGGTGGAAGGCCAAGGGTTCCACCAAGCGCGCCGACGCGCCTGCAGCCGAGCCAGCGAAGTTGTTCGTCCCGTCGTGCTTGGACACGCGCTACACCGTGCACCAGGTGACGCCGTTCTTCAGCGCGATGACGCCGGGCAGCTACATCCGCACCGGCAGCGCGATCGAACGGGCGTACGGGGGGCGGGAGTGATCAACTTCACCGTCCCCGGCGCCCCCATCGGAAAGGGGCGGCCGAAGATCGTCAAGATCGCCGGCCATTCGCGCATGGCCACACCGACGAAGACGGTTGCATACGAAGGCCTCGTCGCCCACGCTGCGCACCAAGCGATGGCTGGGCGCCCGATGATCGACTCGGCCTGCAGCATCTATCTGCAGATCGACGCGGCTGTGCCGGCGAGCTGGTCGGCCAAGAAGCAGCGCATGGCGCTTGCGGGAGAAGTGCTGCCGACGACGAAGCCCGACGCCGACAACGTGGTGAAGGCGGTCTTCGACGGGCTCAATGGCGTTCTGTGGCGAGACGACGTGCTCGTGGTCGACCTGCGTGTGCGCAAGCGGTATGCGGCTACGCCATGCGTGCGCGTCCATGTGGCTCCGGTTGCGACGCAGGCTCAGCAGGAGATTGCGGCATGACCGATGCGCGCGAACCATGCGCAGACTGCTTGGCGGCGTCGCAGCGGCTGCATGTGGTCTATCGGACGAGCTGCAGGGGCTGCCTTGCCCGCATGACCGCACGCGGCTTGCTGTACTTCAAAGCGCGCGAGGAAGGACGGCAAACGAAGGAGTACCTGTCCGAACTGCGACGGATCGGCGTCACGCATGCCGAGGTCAAAGCCGCGGCCGACGCCGACTGGATGACCAAGGGCGCCGAATGCTCTACGCGCTGATCGTCGACTCCACGATCATGGCCGTCGTCGACTCGCCGACCGAGATCGACCGCATGCCTGCGCCGCTGGTCAAGCGGATGTGCAGCGAACTGAAGGTGCCGTGGCGCGGCATCGACAAGCGGCTCGTGGCTGTCGTGCCGATCAGGCCCGACGACATCGTGCGGTGGGACGTGTGATGTTCTGCTATCTCTGCGGTAGGCGCTTGCTTCACGCAGCGGCAACGATCACGACTGCGCATGGAGCCCGCCACGCTGGGCCGTCCTGTGCGCGCAAGGCTGGGCTTCTACCGCCGAGAGCGGCGCGGCTGTTCACGGTGCGCAACCGCCGCCCGAAGGTCAACGATCGGCAAGGCTTGCTTGGGCTTGAGGCTGCATGAGCATCATCGACCGCTACTCATCCGCAGTCCGCAGTTCGAACCTGCTGAGCAAGCCGGACACGACGTGGAGCGACAGCGACGTGATCGGCGCTGCCGGACTGGCGGCCAAGCACAACCCGCTGGCGATCGCGCTGACACGGCTGTTCACCGGCGACAACAGCGCCGCGGCGAGCATCGTGCAGATCCTGTCTGATGCGGTGTGGGAGAAGGCCAAGCGGGACAAGATCAAGCTGCGCCGGGTGCAGGC